GGCCGAGCCCGGCGGGGCGCAGGAACGGGCGCAGGGCGGGCGCTCCGGGTCCGGCCGGCACCTCGCCTTCGCCCTCCGGCGCGGCCGGCGGCGCTCCGGGCAGTGTGGTGCGCAGGATGCCCGCCTGCCGCGCCGCCTCTGCAAGGCGCTCCGCCAGCGAGCCTACGCCCGCGATGACCGACCCGAACTCCGCGCGGTCGATGTCGTTGATCGCGGCGAGAGAGGCCTCGGCCTCGGTGGTGAGATCGGCCATGCGCGACTCGAAGGTCTCGGCATCGACCGTGCCGTCGCGCAGCCCGCGCACCAGCTCGTCCATCTCGGCACTCGCCGCGTTGATCTGGCGCGCGACGTCGTCGTAGCCGTAGGTCGACGCGAGCTGGCCCGCCCGCTGCAGCTCCGGGATCACCCGCCGCACGGCATCGCCATAATCCTCCCAGACCGCGCGAAGCCGGCGGATCGCCTCGGCATTGTCGGCCGCCACCCGCGCGTCGTCGTCGAGCTCGTCAAAGGCCCCGTCGCCGAGGATGCCGCGCGCCTGGTCGATGTTGCGGAACAGCTCCTCGATCTCCGCCCTCACGCCCGCGATCTCTGCGCCGGCGTCCACCGCCTCGATCACCAGCCGCTGGAAGAAGGTCCTCACGGTTCCGGTAATTTCGCGGAACCTCCGGTCGATCTCCTCGGCACGGTCGATCAGTTCCGTATCGAGCACCGCGCCGGTCTCGCGGGCGCGCTGGCGCAATTCCTGCAGCGACCCCGCGCCCTGGTCGATGAGGCGCATGAACTGCTCGCCGCCGGTGCCGCCGAAGAGCTCGTCAGCCACCCGGATGCGGCCGGCGCCGTCCAGGTCCTGCATGCGGTCGATCAGCTCGTCCATCAGCGCGGTCGGATCCTCGAGCGCCCGGCCGAGCTCCGCGGCATCGAAGCCGAGCCGCTGCAGCGCCTCGGCCGCCGGGCCGGCACCCGTCGCGATGAACTCGTCGGCCCGGAGCTGCATTTCCTTGAAGGCATCGACCATGGCGTCGATGCCGATGCGGTTCTGCTCCGCGACGAAGGCCCATTCCTGGAAGGCCTCGGCGTCAAGGCCGGCGCGGGCCGCTTGCGCGCCGAGTTCGGCCATGCTGGAAATCGCGCGGCTCACCTGGCTGGTCAGCGCGGCCACGCCGGTGGCGACGGCGCCTGCCACGAAGGCCTTGCCGAAGGCGCCGATCCGGCTCGACGTGGTCGCAAGGGCTGCGTTCATGCGGCGCGTAGACTGGATCATGTCGCGCTCCATCCGATCCGTTGCCGAACCGCTTTCCCGGCGCAGCCGCCTGTAGGATCGCGTCCCCGTGCGCTCGGCCTTGGCCATGTTCTTCTCGAAATCGCGGATCCGCGCCTCCAGCGCCACCACAAGCCGTTCGTCGTCCATCCCTCAGCTCCTCATGCGATCCACATGTCGTCGGTAAACCAGTCCGCATCCGTGGTCAGCGCGCCCTGGTCGGCCGCGCAGCGCGCGACGGCCATGGCAGCGGCGACGGCCCCGTCGATCTTCTCCTTGCTCTTGCCCTTGTGGAACGCGCGGTTGCCGGCCTGATCGGTCTTCGTCTCGATGTTGGCGAAGTTCCAGCGCAGGATCGGGTGCCCGCCATGGCGGAAGCGCCGCCCGATGATCGCGCGCTCGAGCTCCTTCACCGCCGGCGCCATGGTCACCCATCCCTGCCGCATCTCTACGGCGGGCAGCCCGTCCTCGAGAAGGTTGTTGAGCATGTTCCGCGCAAGATGCGGGTCGAAGGCGATCTCGCGCACGTTGAACCGTGCGCAGAGCTCCCGCACGCAATCCTCGACGGCCCGGAAGTCGACCACGTTGCCCGGCGTGGCGGTCAGGAGGCCCTGCCGCGCCCAGCTCGTATAGGGCACGCCGGCGAGGTCCTCGCGGTCGCGGAGGTTGTCCTCCGGGCAGAAAAAGAACGGGTGCACCTGGAAGCCGTCCGGCCCGTCGCGCCAGCACGCCAGGACAACGGTCAGGTCGTTGTTGGACGACAGGTCGACGGCCAGCCAGCACGGCGCATCATCGGCCTCGAGGTCCTCGAGGTCGACGCGCGCGCTGCCTTCGTCATAAACCGACATCTCGACGAAGGGCTCCGTGGCCCGATCGAGCCAGATGTTGAGGTTGAGCTGTCGGAAGGCCTCGCGGTCACCTAGACGGCGCTCGCCTTCGCGGGCGAGCTGGCGCAGGCCTTCGATATCGGGATAGCCGTGGCGCAGGCCCGGGTTGACACGAAACCAGACCGCCTCGTCGCGCCAGTTCTCGGAGGCGTCGGCCTCGAAGAGTATGGGCAGGACGGACGGGTCCGCGATCTCGCCGCGGGCGATCCGTCGCGCGTCGTCGACGATGTCATGGGCGATGTTCTCCTGCCCGCGCCCGGCCGTGGTGGCGACGACGAGGAGCGAGCCGGGCGTCTTCACCAGGCCCGAGCGGAGCACGTCCCACAGGTCGCGCTTCTTCCAGGCGTGTAGCTCGTCGGCCAGGACGAAGGCCGGCGTGCGGCCATGCTGGGTGCCGGCGTCGGCCGAGATCGCCTCGCAGAAGGTGCGGAGCCGGTTGCAGGTGATCTTGTTGCGGTAGTCGAGTGTCTGGACATGGCGCGCGATCTTCGGATGCGCCGTCAGAAGGCCACGCAGCTCTTCATAGGCGATGCGCGCCTGTTTCCGGTCGGACGCGGCCGAGATGATCTCGCCACCCGGCATGCGCTCGGGACCGATCAGATGCAGCGCCTCGAGCGCCGCGGCGAGCGAGGTCTTCCGGTTGCCGCGCGGCACCAGGATGACCGCCGTCTTGACGATCCGGCTCCCGTCCGCATGGCGCGGGCCGTAGATGCGCCGCACGATGCGCTCCTGCCAGGGATCGAGCTGGAACGGCTGTCCGCTCTTGGGATGCCGCAAGGCCTTGAGGAACCGCACGGCCATTTCGCCGCGGCCGAGCGGATCGGCAATCTCACTGTCGTCGTAGATCCATGCCGGAAAAGTTGAAGAGGTCGTCGATGTCATTGAAATCGTCCTCCTTCATCGCCGGCCGCGATCGGGACACGGGCGTGAGGCCCAGCTCCGCCGCCAGGAGCCGCGCGCGCGTCATGGCGTCGGCCTGGATCGAGACCGCCGGGTTGCGCTTCACAGCGCCGGTCAGATCCTCGATCACCGCGCCGTTCGCCTGGATATGCCGCTCCATTTCCCGCACCTGGCCGATCGCGAGGCAGTAGTTCTCGAGCGACCCGAGGTCCGCTTCCGTCAGGATCCGCCGCTCGACCAGGAGCGGCATCACGCGGTCCCATTCCGCCGCGGCGGCCGGGGACATCCAGTCGGGCGCCGGCCGCTCGGAGATCGCGCCGCTATCCGTGGCCAGATAGGGCTTCGCGCCGCGCATCAGTCGACGGCCCCGCGCGTGCAGCGCAGCTCCAGCCCGCGCTGGCTCCCAAGCTCGGAAATCTGTCGGATGTTCCAGGCCTCGCCCTGGAACAGGACCCGGTCGCGCGTGGTCACGTCGCGGACGTAGCGCGTCCGGAAGATCGCGACGGCCTCGTCGCGCGCGCCCTGGTCGCCGAGGAATTCCTCGGTCGATTGACGGACCAGCTCGGCGCGCAGCGTCATGTGGTCCGACCAGGCGAAAGCGGGCGTCCCGGCATCGTTCACCGTCGCGCTGGCGCGCTGGATCCGGATGACCCGGCGGAGCTTCGCGGACATCATGGCGCGACCTCCTGGATTAGGACCTCGAGCGTGACGACGCCATGCGCCGTTTCGCCGTCCGGGTCCCGCATGGTCCGCATGCCCGACACGCGGCCGTCGACGGCGTGAAGGCCCGGGCCGAGGTCGAGACGCCCGGTGGTCAGCGCCGCGCGCAGCTGCGCCGCGATCCGCTTGTTTCCTTCCGTCGAGGGTTCCGCCGTCCAGATGTGGATCGTGTGAAAGACGCGCCACCTGGTCCGGTCGATGGCGCTACCTTCGTCGAGGACCTGCGCCTCGCCGATCACCACGCTCGGCCGCGGCGCGGGGCGCTCATGCCGGTCGAGGACAGCGTCGACCGGCACGAGCGCGACCACGCCCGGCGAGGAGATGAGCCGGGCGCGGATGGCTCTCTGGACGGCGAGGT